ACCGATATTCATTTGATTGTTAAATCCATTAGCACCTAAACCAGAAGCACCATTACCTGACATTGCTGTTTGGTATGCTTTTGCTACTTTTGTACCAACATATATTAATAAGTCTGGCTTACCATATACAGTTGTTGGAACTGTTTGAACTACTGAATCTAAGATAGATACTACGTTAGCTGAAGTTACAACTGCGTTAGAACCTGAAAGAATAGTAGATGAACCACCTGTGCTTCTTGCTGGTAATACTGCTGTTGCTCCACCCGCTGCAACTGATGCAGAGAATAAAGTTTGGAATCCTGTGAAAGAACCATTAGTTGCAGTTCCTTGCCAAATGTTTTCTTCAGTTGCTTGTGCAACTTGACCACCAACATAAGAGATTAAGAAATCGTTAAAGTTCTTAGGAATTTCATCAAAAGCTGAAAAACCTAATTGTAAAGCCTCCCAAGATGCTACAAACTCTTGCTTACATAATTGTAAGTTAACTTGTAATTCTTTTGGAGTTAAAATTTGTTCAGAGATAGTTACACTACCTGAAGTTGTAAAGTCACAAGAAGCATCTTGTACGATACCTGCTGTAGCTAGTTTTTGGATAACAGATTTGTATTTCACGTTTGGCATGATTGATACATACTTCTTATCCAATGTGTTTGCACTTAATAACGCTGCTGCGATATATCCTGCTGCTGCTTCACCACTATAAGTAGTTGCAGTAATTGTAGGAGGTGCTGCGAATTTTTGTAATTTGTTCATTGTTTCCTTTTTTTTGGGATTGTTAATAATTTTAATTATAAAGTTTAGATAAGAATGTAGATTGTGAATCCATTGTTTTCTTACCATAATTTTTTCTATTTTGTTCTGAGAATCTCATACCCTCTTCAACTGGAGCACCATCTAATTTTGGCAACTCTTCTTCTTCATCTTCATCAGGCTCTGCAGACATTTTCATTCCTGCAACTTCTTGAGTTACTTCAGAATCTACTGGTGGCATCATTGCTTCCATTTTAGTTTCCATCTCTTGGATTCTATAAGCCATGTCTTCCATTTTCTTAGCCATATCGCCTAAGTTCATTTCTACTTCAGATTCATCTTCTTCAGTTGCATCTTCTGTGATTGGCATTACTTCTTCAGTTTCTTCTGCCATTAAAGTTCCAGATTTGATTTGGTTCTTTTGGTCAGGTACTTCGTTTACTTCTAATACATCTCCTGATGCAGCTGGCAAATCTTCAACCTTTACTTGCTCTAATTCTACATTCTCTCTTTCTTCGATTTTACCATCTTTAGTAATTACTTTAATTAAGTTTTCATTACCTGATTCATCTTTAAGAGATAATTCATGTGTTCCGTCTGGAGCTGGGGTTTTAGTACCATCTTCTGATACTACGAATAAATCTTCACCTACATCAAATGTTGCAGATTCAACGATTGTTCCGTCTTTCAATTTTGCGTAAGTTAATTCCACTTCCTTATCTAAAGATAAAAGTCCTAATATCTTACTTAATACAGTTTTTGAATTCATTGTTTAGTTGTTTATACCTTTAATAACAAAGGTTGTTTGAAAAATAGTTATTTTTTTATGTTGTTAATGTTCCGTTTGATGTGAATGTGTGATAAACAAATGAGCCTGATTCAATTATAGTATTACCACCAATAGCTCTTTGTGGTGCAGGGTATCTAATTATAACGCTACCACTTCCACCATTACCTGGTCCTCCACCATTTGAACCTGCTCCTCCACCTCCGCCGCCAAATGCATTAGAGCCACTTTGTGCAAATATTGGTGCACCAACGTCTGTTCTACTTCCTCCATTTCCACCTCCTCCAAATCCTCCATCACCTACTGTGATACCAGTCACTCTACTATTTCCTGCTCCGCCGCCGCCACCATAATAAATAGCATTTAACCATACAGAGCCACTTCCACCATTACCTGGTTTTTGTACGGGACTTGCAGGACAATCCCCATTAATTCCATTTTGTGCAGACCCTCCGCCACCACCAGCTGCTTCTACTCCTCCACAACTAACAGATGAGCCGGAAGTAAATCCATTTCCTGACCTACCATCATTTCCTCCAGGTGCATAATATGTTGTACTACTTTTGATTTGTAATGAAGAAGTTTCACCATTTATATTTGAAACCGTTCCACCTGCACCAACTTGAATATCAAATATATCTCCTGAGTATGTTGCAACAGACCCGGATATAACTCCGCCGCTGCCACCGCCATGTGCATTTGGTAAATCACCACCTCTAGCACCACCACCGACTACTAAGTAATCTATTAAAAACTCTTGTCCTCCTGCAAATGCAAATGGTGTAAATCTCATTATGATAAGTTTTTAATTGCTGATGCGTATATAGTTGAATTGTCAAATGTAATAAATGTAAGTATATCTTTATAAGAACTACTAATAGATGCAGTGTATTGATTACCAGGTGTAAACTTAAATGTTGAATTGTATGATAAACTACCTGTACCAACGGAAGCTTGAGTTATTAATAAATTTATAGTTTGTCCCGCTTTAATATTAGATGCTGCTAATTGAGTTGTACTTCCAGATACTAAAGTCAATGTAAAGAAATTACCATTAGATAAATTCATACTTGCGGTATTAGCTGCAATAGTTAATGCATTTACATTTCCTAATACACTACCTGTAATTGTTTGACTACCTGTGAATGAATTACTACCTGTTGTTGCGTATGAGCCAGTTAATAATCCTATCGTAGACCATTTTGTATCGTTACTTGCAGTATATGAATTGATACTTGCAGTAAAAGGATTAATACTTGCAGTATACGAATTGAACGAAGATGTATTTAATTTTGTATCAATGTTGTTTTGTAATGTAGAAGCAGATGCATTCAATTGTGCGTCTGTTGCGAATGTTGCATCTAATGAAGAACTAAAAGATAATAATTGATTTATAGTTGTATTTGCAGATGCAGTAAATAGATTTAAGTTACTAACTGAACTATTTAGAGATGCAGTAGTAGATTCTATATTAGTTAAACGATTATTAGTAGATGCAGTAAATGCATTTGTTCCTGCAATAGAAGCAGTATAAGCATTAAACGATGATGTAGCAACTCTTGTTGTATCACTTAATAAAGATATATCAGCAATGTTACCACCAACATTAGCAGTAATACTTGCAGTCATTAAACCACTAAAGTTAAATCTAATAGCATTACCTAATGTAATACCTGATGATTGTATTTGGTTTATAGAGCCTGTGAATGTAGATAGTTGAGAAGTTTGTGATTGCAATCCACTAACCGATGTATTCAATGAAGAAGTTGCATTATTGTATCCTGTATTGAGTGTTAACTGACTTGCAGTGAAACTATTCAATGCAGTAAATGTGGGTTGTTGAGACGCAGTAAAAGTATTCAATGCTGAGATTGAACTATTTACTGATGCTGTAAATGGTTGGTAAGTATTTTCATCTACCAACGAATCAATCATATTAGTATTAAAGTTTCTTAATGCTGTCGGTGTAATCTGTCCTGAATTGTTATTAGGAAATGATATTCCGTTATCTACCGATAATCCTTGCTTTGATATTTGAGACATATCTATATTTTTATTTTACTGATTTACTACTTTGTCATAACCATCATCATACCCATCGTCAAATCCTCCACCGCCTGTTGCTCTTGCTGATTGTATTTGTCCTATACCTTGTTGCATCAATGCGCCATTGCAACATCTAACATCATAAGTATCTTCATCTAAACACAAACAAGCTCTCCTACTATTCTTTGGACTTGATAAACCTCTAGTTGGCCCTATGTAAATACCAGAGTTGTTTTCTCTATTTACTGAGAATCTTAGATTACCACTACTACTGTTAGACCATCTTCCCATAGTTTCGTTTTAGTAATAACAATAATAAAATGAAATGTTATTATCTCAATTTCTTTACTGCTTCGTTATGCATCAAAGTTTCAAATTGATTCTTATCGGATTTATATGCAAGATACAATAAACACTTTGCTAATGGTTCTTTTGTTACAATATCTATTTTCGTAATATCTCCGTTGGCAAGGTCAATAAGTGTGGAATAAGCCGACCACTTCTTTCCAAAATTGACTTGATGTTGTGAGGTAACTCCATCGCCATCGTAGAGTT